TTGGGGAACTTGAAGGTGGCGAGTTTGATTGGAATTCCCTTGGGTGGGTAAGGAAAGACTAGCATGGCTTTCACACTACTTGGGTTTGCTGCCAAACTTACCGCCTTGAGAAAAGGCTTTGATCATGTCGAGCATGAAGCCTTGACAGAAGCGGCTATCATATATCAAACAGAAGCTAAGAGAGTTCTCGGTACTTATGATTATGGATGGACACCTCTTAAAGAGGCTACTGTCGCTCGAAAAACTACCGGGGACTCTCCACTTCTTGAAACAGGAGCTCTGCGAGATAGTATCGAATATTCAGTAACTGACCATAAAGCCTCTATTGGTTCAGATGATCCAAAAGCTGAATGGCATGAGTTCGGTACCAGTCGCGTGCCACCAAGACCTTTTATTGGTGGTGCTTATCATGCAAAAGAAGCCGAAGTAAAAGCTCTTCTAATAAAGAGATTTTGGCAGCATCTGACACACACGTAAAGGTCTGAGCATGACTTACAAAGTAGGCATAGACATTGAGGCACATAATGCTGTGTCACCAGTGCTGGCTTTGCTCTCGCGTGAGTTCATCGGTCTCAATTACCACGTTTCGCATCTCATTGAAAAATTCAGTTCAATGGGCGTTGCGCAGAAGTCTCTATTTGGGGCTGGCATTGTTGGAGCGGTAGCTGGTGGAGCTATCCTTGCAATGGCCAATCACATTGAAAAGGCTGGCGAAAAACTCGTCCACGCGCAGGTTATGTTCAAGTCAGCTCTTCCGGCTTTGTCGAGAGCTTCAGACATAGCTTTCATATCACAGCAAGCCACCATTGAAGCTGGCAAGAACTTCAATACCACCATTTCCGGCAACATTGAGGCCATGCATGATCTCTACAACATCGTTAATGATGTTGGTGAGGCTGCAAAACTCCTGCCTGCTTTCAATACACTCAGTACAGTGGCCGCCGCTGCTCAGAATAAAGGTTTTGAAGTAGGCAGTGCCACCGACACGAACCAGAAAGGTTCTTTTGCGCGAGGCATCGAACTGTCTGGACGCGTCACTGAAGAAGCCGCAAGCAAGGCAGCTAAAGACCTTTTGCCTATGATGATCGCTCTGAGAGGGCGCATCACAGGTGAATCTTTCTTGCACAACATTAAAACAAGTGCTGATGCTCGATATGGTTGGAACAACGACTTCTTAACCAAAGGTCTTCCAGCCTACATCAACTCAGGTCTTGGTGATCGTACAGGTGCTGTTCTCTACCAAGCCAACAACAATATGTGGGGTGGCGTCAAATCATCTAATTTGCAAGCTGACTTCCAAGAAAAGTGGGGTCTGCACAAGAAAGAAGATGAAATACATGATGCATATAACAAGTTCCAAGGTTTCAAACCTGGTTCCATGTGGGAAGCGGACACATTCAGGCAAAACCCGCTTGAGTGGGCCAACAAGTTCAAGGAACACCTCAAAGAACAAGGTGTTGACACTAATGACTCTAAACAAATGCAGTTGGTTGCTGCTGAAATAGGACGTGGCAATAAGTTCCTGAAGCAATTTCTCGACGAGTCTTTAATTCCTCAGACAAATGCCCAGCTTAATAAGCATGTTGGCAACATCAATAAAGTTGGTGATGATGCTGTCTCTCTGATTAATGATGAAGACCCAACAACGGTCTTGCGTCAAAACCAAGCTCAGCTTCAAAATGTCATGGAGTCACTCGGTGCAGCTTTGGTGCCATTAAAGATCGGCTTGTTACAGACTTTGAACCCGATTCTCAGTGCTATATCTCAATTCGCCATGGCCAATCCAGGTACAATTTCAGCCATTGGTAAGGCTCTTGTAATCCTAGGATCATCTCTTCTCGTTGGTGGTCTTATAGCCTTTACAGTGGCTGTTGCAGCTATGCTTGGTCCTATAGGGTTGGCTGTTGCCGCCGTTGCAGGATTAGCTGCTGCATTTTTCTTATTTAAGGATAATCTTAAAGCTCTTAGTCCAGAGGCTTTCAAGACCCTTGGCGCCTCCATGGGTCACTTTGGCGGAATGATGAAAGGCGTCTGGCACGCAGTACAGGGTCTATTTACACTAGACTTTGGCAAAATGATGAAGGGCTTCTCTGAGATAGGCACAAACTTTCAGAAGTTTGACAAAGAACTTACTGATGGGCTGCTTAAAATGCTTAGTGATGCTTGGGCTGCAATTAGTCCTAAACTAGCTAAGTTTGGAAGTGACATATCAACAGCTATCAGTGATGCCATACCTACGGCTTCACAGGTTATTGGCATTATGAAAGGTCTCGGCAACGCCATATTGGCAGGCATATCAAGTGCGGTAGACTATGTAAAAGGCAAAGCCGCCAGTCTGTTCTCATTTGGCGGAGGAGCCCCTGCTGCCCCAGCGGGAGCGCGTGCTCTTGGTGGACCGGTACGTAGTGGTTCAAGTTACCTTGTTGGTGAACGAGGTCCTGAGCTCTTTGTTCCGAGTAATCACGGGTACATTGAGCCCAATAATCGTATTGCCCGTTTATCCGCGAGTGCCTCACGTTCACCTAATGCGTCAGGACAGGCCTTCGAAATCAATAATGTGATGCACTTGGATGGGGAAGTCGTTCATCGTTCAGTTGAGCGTAGAATGGTTGCCAAAAGCCTTTTTCCAACGAGTGCCCCACACTTTGATGGCGAGCTTGCCTGGGCTTCGCCAGACATGCAGTTTAGCACAGGGTGATAGATCATGTCAACCGATACACTGATTCTCGGTGGAGTGGTGTTTAATAACTTCTCTCCACCGGACAAAATACCATTCGGTGGTAAGCAAGCCATGGCAATCCACAAATTGCCTGGCGGTTCTCGCGTGATCGATCTTCTTGGTCCTGATGATCACGACATCACTTTCAATGGCATATTCTTTGATGATAATGCCATGACGAATTGTATGATCTTGGATGGCATGCGAAAGTCCGGAGCTCAAATTCCACTGATCTTCGGTGGAATGTTCTACAACGTCATCATAGCTGAGTTCACTGCCCATATTGTGCGTTATCCAAACTACGTGGAATATAGTGTAACGTGCATGATCGCCTTTAACCCAATGTCTGGTATTGTGGGCGCAATTTCTGCAGTTGGCAGCATGATTGCTTCAGACATTTCTTCAGCATTATCACTAGGGCCTTAAGATGATCCCAACTGCCATCTCAGATGCTTTGACGGCTCTGTCTATGGACTTTGGCATAGCTGACCCTCTAAACTCAGCAGGCAAAGCAGCCGTCACTTCATTGCAAAGTCAAGCTGAAAATCTTGTAAGTGCAATCGATGCTTCAAACACAAGTATAAGCCCATCCATTGATGCGTTTATGCAACCTGCCAATATTGCTTCACTGCCAGACGCATTACTCGGTCTTCAACAAAGTGTTATAGACCAGAGCAATCTTTCGCAGATGCGCGGGTTTATCGGGCGAGTTGTCTATAATCTTAAGCAGGTGATAGTCTGATGACAACGACGACTACGGGTTACATGGCTGAGGTTGTTGGTACCAAGCAAATCTATGTTTCAAATACCAACCTATTTGATGTTGCCGCAACTCACTTAGGCGACGTCACACTTTGGTACGTCATCGCAGACATGAATGGTCTTAAAGACCCGTGGATTGGTGAGCTTACCAGTTTACAGATTCCTATCTCTTCAACCAATCTTGTCAGTAATGGCGGAATATTGGGGCAGTAATGGCCATCTCTCAAGCAGTCAGAGCCCACGCCGCTTGGGTAACCGTTAATGGCCAAAAGTTTCTGTTAAAATCTGGGTCGGCTACGCAGACTGCAGCGAAGAAAAGTTCTACTTTCTCTGGCGACCTTCCAATGGATTTGCCAGGGGCCATGGCTTTATTCACAACGCTAGGTGAGAATAGTACCACTATTTCAGTTATGTCAGGCAATGGCGAAGTCACACTGCTTGAAGGCGAAATTGATAATGTGCAATTCGGTTTTATTGAAGGTGTGATTAACTTTAGTGGTCGCGACAAGTCAGCCAAGTTACATGCTACTAAATCATCAGAGAAGTTCATCAACCAGAAAAATAGTGATGTTGTTAAGACACTAGCGCAGAGAGTAGGTCTTAGTGCTGATGTTGACGAAAGTAAACTCAATGCTGGCAAGATGGTCCAGATTGACTGGACTAAACTTACTGATGGCCTTTCGTTTGCTTCCATCATACATAAAATCGCAGAGATGGAAGGTTGCCGCTGGTGGGTAAGTAAAGGAACACTGCACTTTAAGAATAGTGATAGTGATGCTGCCGCCTATCCAATAGTATATGTTCCAGGTCCAACCAAGTCGGCGGATTTCCTAAAGCTTGTTATTTCCAGAAACGTTCAGGCTGGCAAAACTGTGAAAGTAAAAGTCAGCAGTTGGAACACTCGCAAGAAACAAGCTTTCATAGCTACGTCAACTGTCGAAGGTGTTGGTGGAACAACTGAATATAACTACCATGTTCCAGGTCTTACACAAGACCACGCTTTTCAGCATGCTAAATCTAAGGCATTTGAACACTGCAAGCATGAGTTTCACCTAACAGTTGATTGTGCTGGCGACGTAAACATTGACGTTTCAATGAAGCTTAGACTTCGCGGAACTATTTACTTTGATCAAGATTACGATATGGAGAATGTCGTACATCACTTTGGTATGGGAGGCCACAGAATGTGCATCACTTCCAAAGGTCCTAAAAAAGGAAGGTCTGCAACATGAGTGCCGATTTCTTAAATATTATTCGCCGAGAAGTCGAACGAGTCATGGCAGGTCGCCACTCAAAAAGATATGGGTTGGTTACAAGTTATGATCCAGTTAATCATCTTGCGAAGGTGACACTGCAGCCTGAGGGACAAGAAACAGGATGGTTAACCATCAAAACCAAGCATATTGGTAATGGCTGGGGTATTGTCGTTGGTCTTACTCCAGGTGATGGGAAAACGACTGGTGATCAAGTAGAGCTTCAGCCACAAGAAGGTGACACTGAAACACTAGCAATCGTAGGTGTTGTGCATTCAGAACAGGACAAGCCGCCAGCTGCGCAGTCAGGTGAAATAATTCTTCAACACCAGTCTGGTTCTAAAATATCATTTAGCGCAGATAAAAAGCTTACAATGATAGGGTCTGGTGGTTCTTCAACAGTTCATGATGCTTCTGGGAATATTACACACACGGACAGCTCAGGTGGAGTCATCCACCAGGCTGGTGGCAAAGTGTACTTAGGCTCAGCTTCTGCTAGTTCTCCAGTAATGCTGGCAAGTGGACCATCTACTACAACCTTTGGTACTTAGTATGGCAGACGTTTCACTCAACTGGAATAGTGACTTCCAGGTCTCAGCCACAGGAGATTTAGTTACAGTTGAAGGAGCTCTTTTAACGCAGCAGCGTATTATCCGTAGGATATGCACAGCTGTTAGAGGGTATATCTTCCATCTCCCATATGGCGCTGGTCTTCCACAAAAGATTGGCGGAACCTGGCAAGTTTCAACCATTAAAGCAATCATCATGTCGCAGATTGCGATGGAAAGTTCGGTTGCACACAATCCTCCACCAATCATTAATGTTTCATCAAACCCAAATAACCTCGCCACGCAGATCATCTTTATTTCTTACACAGATGATGCGACAGGCGAAACCACATCATTCTCCTTTACGGTTTGAGGCCAATGGCTAACTTACCAGTTCAATCACTCACGGCCCTTGTCCAGACAATCGCGGCAGGCATCCAAGGAAGAGCAGCAGTTCTATGTGACTTTAAGGAAGGCTCAGTTCTAAGAGCTATTTCTGAAAGCGTTGCGGGTGTTCTGCTTTGGATGCAAGGCTTTATCTTGCAGGTTCTTACCACAACACGCGCAGCTACTTCACAGGGAAGTGATCTCGACTCTTTCTACGCCGACTTTTATTTCTATCGTCTTGGTAACACATATGCTACTGGCTCTGTAACATATACGCGTCTGTCACCAAGTTCTTCTACTCCGTTTATTCCTGTCGGCGCTACTGTGCTGTCGAATGACGGCATACAGAGCTTTAGCGTTACAGCTGATACCTCTAACCCATTCTATTCATCTATCTTGGGTGGATTTACTCTACCTGCAATGGTTGCTTCAATAACTGTTTTGGTTACTGCCGTTACTCCTGGAGCTGGAGGCAATGTGCTGGCGGGAGCCGTCACGCAGATGACGACACCAATAACGGGTGTTGATAATGTAGTTAATACCAGTCAATTTACCGGTGGTATATCATCGGAGACAGACGCAGCCTTCAGAGCACGCTTTTGGGCATATATAGCATCACTGTCTGAAGGAACAGTAGCTGCTATTCAGTATGCTATTGCTTCATTAAAGCTGGGCATGCAATCAACAGTCATGGAAAACCTAACGGCAGCTTTTGTTAGTCAGCCAGGTTTTCTCTGCATAACTGTCGATGATGGTTCTGGTTACCCTTCATCAACAGTTATTAGCCAAGCAGCTGTGGTCGCAAATAGTGCAAGAGCAGGGTCAATCAGCGTCGGTGTATTTGCTCCGGTTGTTCTTAGCGCCAATATAGCCATCACCATTGTTACGGCTCCAGGATACGATCACAATAACGTCATAGCTCTAGTAACCGCGGCTATTACGGTTTTCGTCAACACACTGCCTCTCGGTAACAGTCTGCCTTATTCCCAAATAAGTTCAGTCGTTTGGTCTGTCCAAGGCGTAACTAATGCTACTGTAGCACTAAATGGAACAACCTTTGATCTGGTCGCGACGCCGAGAAATGTAATAAAGCTAAAATCGCTTAGCATCTCCTGATAGAGGAAATAATATGACACCGAATGATGCACAAAACCAAGTCAATGCTCAGATAACCACCAATTATTCTGGCAAGGTCACAGCTACTGTTCTGGCTGGTGTTCTTTCATCAATTATTGGAATATTCGCTCTTTACGGTTCTCTTAGTGGCAATAACACTTGGACTGGAACAAACATATTTTCTGGCACTGTGACGGTGAACGGGGCGATCACGGCCCCGGAGTTTCCCAATTTGTCATCGAACGTCGAAGGCACGGGCGTTCCCGGCCTCGATGGCGGCCATTGGTTCGTCTGGAACCAGCCAGGGTCTTTCGATAGCCAGGAAACCTTTCGCGTCGACCGCCACGTGAACTCCGGCACCGGCCTGACGGGGAATACCTACAAGGCCTTGAGCGTTTTCAGCACGGGAAATCCGGCAAACGCCGGCTATGAATGGACATTTCTTTCCAATCAGTTCAACACCGCCAACGCCTCGACCGGCTCGCAGAACGTGTCGACCGCCGCCTATATGTTCAAGAAGCCACCCACGAACACCATGCCGACGGTGGCCGCGAGCGGGACGGGTTCGGTCGCCGTTGGCGACCAGCGTTTCATCAACAATGGCGTGACGGCGCCGACCTATCATCTTGCCGTGTCTTCAACAGGAACGGGCCAATGGCCAGTGTCGTGCACATATAACGGCACGACCTATTCATGGGTCTACTAACAATATGGGTGTAAGAGTGCCGCAATGACTGGTGACTTCAACTCAGATTTTTCTACTGACTTTGCACAAGCTAATGAGGTAATAGTTGGAAGTTCATCTAACCTGCTGTCAAGGCTAAAGAGTCTCTTACCAAGTCGATGGTTTTCATATACAGCTCCTCTTAGAGACGCTGTTCTTGGAGGTATCGGAGACTCTTTAGCTAATGCATATTCGCTAATCGTCTATGCTGCGACCCAGACTCGATTGGCAACAGCTACTGGTTTTTGGCTTGATCTTGCGGCCTACGACTTCTTTGGTCTTCGTGTGCAGCGTCTGCCCAATGAACTTGACGCAGTTTTTAGTCAAACTATCAGAAATGAGATTTTTCGCAGACGCGTAACTCGACAAAATATTGCAAAGGCTGTAACTGACCTAACAGGGAACGGCGTTACTATTCTTGAACCTTGGAATGCAAATGACACAGGCGGTTTTGGTAAAACATGGGCACTTAACGAACCAACTTCATTCATAGGTTCTAGCGGTCTTCCATTTACAATGTTCATTACCATTGTAAATCCTTATGGCTCTGGCGTTCCTAATATGTCGGGGCTAAACAACACACAATCTGGTTTTGGCACAAGTTACTTTGGCTTGTCAGATGCAGCACTGATAACTGGAACTGTAACAAGCCAAAACATCTATGACACCATTAATGCAAATAGAGCAGCTGGTGTGACTTGCTGGGCCCGTATCATACCCGTACCTCCAACATATTACCGTATTGGTAGTACATTCGCAATTGGTGTCTCACCTCTAAACTAGCTGCCTTAAAGGACTTACAAATGGATCGCGAATTTTTCTACCCATCTGAGCAGCCCACTGACACCATGTTTCTCACAGCTGAGCGTGCTAAGGTAATCGCCTTGGGTTACCTTGCGCAGGCTATTCTGGGAACAGGAACCATCGTTGATGGTTTTAGCTGCATTCCGACAGTGCCAGCTTCTCTGAGCGTTCAGGTTGGTCCTGGTTCTATCTACTCACAAACGGCCGTTGACAATGTTGCCTACGGTACACTTGGCACAGACACCGTTGATCAGATCATCAAACAAGGTATCATCCTTGGATATACATCATTAACACTGACTCCTCCAGGCACATCTGGTCAGGCTATTAACTACCTGATCCAAGCTCAGCTTGTTGAAATCGACACCAACGCCGTGGCTTTGAGCTACTTTAATTCAGCCTCCCCTTTGGTTCCTTTCTCTGGCCCAGCGGGTTCTGGTGTTTCACAACCAACTGTTCGTCAAAGCACAGTTGTTCTGTCAGCGTTGGCTGGAACGGCGGCAACTGCCGGTTCTCAAACAACCCCCACACCAACTGCTGGTTACGTTGGTCTATATGTCGTGACTGTAGCTAATGGAGCTACTCAGCTTACGTTAACACAGATCAGCCAATACTCAGCCGCTCCTTTCATCCCAGCCAAGCTTCCTCTGCTCCCATCATGGGTCCAAGGCGGAACCTACGCCTGGGGTGTGGATATTGGTACAGCTAATGCCATCAATGTGACTCTTAGTCCTGTGCCTGCATCTATTACAGCAGGCTTCGAAGTATGGTTTAAGAAGCTTGTAACATCAACAAGTGGCGTTACCATCACTATCAATGGAGCTTCAGCTACCACTGTAACGACTGTGGATGGTTCTGCTCTGTCCAGCACTGTGGTTATGAATGCAGGTGTCTTGATTGGCCTTAAGTTTGATGGAACTGTTTGGCGGTGGATGGATGCTCCTGTATCAACAGCGGTTGGCTCTCTTACCGCTTCAAGTGGCGAAGGTGTTAATGTCAATGGTTCAGCTGTCGTTGCGCTGAACTACCCATCACTGACTGTTGAACCAGCTGTAGCTCCAATCGATCTCTGGTCTTTTTATTCGCAAGCTGACGGGCACCATCGCGTGCAGTCTTGGGCGCAGTTAGTCGCTAATCTTACAGCAGCTTTACCTTTCCCAACACTGAATGCTCCTCTCAACTACTATGTTAATCCATCAACAGGCCTTGACACCAACAATGGCTTGACCGCTGGCACTGCATTTCAAACAATCCAGCGTGCTCTAACTGCCACTGCTGGCTACAACATGAATGGTTATAACGTTACCATTAACTTGGCCACTGGCACGTATGCTCCTTTTACTTCAGTGCCTCTTAACGGTTCTGGATCAGTTATCATCTCAGGTAATCTGACAACACCTGCTAACTGCTTTATCAGCGCAACAACTGGAGAAGCTATCTGGATCAGTCACAGTGGCTATTTGTTGCAAGGCATTAAAGTAGCCTCCGCCGCAAACGGTGCTTCACCTCATTATGGTTCTGGCTTACGTTCGTCATCCTGTAATGTGTCAATCTACAATATTGAATTTGGAGCCTGTAGCTGGTATCATATACACGGTGAAGGTGGTGCCACTGTCAATATCCTTGGATCAACGAGTGGCTCAGCTTATTCCTCTGCTTTTATAAATATCTCAGGAAGTGCCGCGGCTCACGTGTCGCCAAATGCGAACTCCATTGTTGTGATTGGTTCGCCTATCTTGAACGTTAATGCGGTCGTGTCATTCGCAGGTGGTTTTGCGGCCGTAAGTGGTGGTGGACTGATAACTGGTTACTATTCTGCCATCAACAACGGTTCAAACGCCAGTGGCTATCGCTACAACATCTCTTTGAATGGCGTTATTAACTCAAACGGTCAAGCATCGATTTGGCCTGGAAGTGTTGCCGGTATAACTACGACTGGTGGTCAGATACTCTAAACCTTCTTGAGATAGAAATGGTGATAAAATGACTGGCGTTACCTTCGGTTATGGCACTGGCACAATTGTGACAGCCAATCAATGGACAGCACTGTTTGCGCAGTGCTATCCTTCGGGCAATATCTCGACGTATTCATCGGGGTTATTGTCTGGTGCAACACAAGCAGCTTGGTTTACAGCTCTTGGTTTACCTGCTGCGGCTCCAGGTTTTGCCAATGGTCTTGCGACGCTTGATGGAGCAGGCAAGTTGCCTGCCTCTCAACTTACAGCCGCTGCTGTTGGTGGTATGAACTACCAGGGAACTTGGAACGCTTCAACCAACAATCCTGCTCTAGCTTCTGGAGTGGGAACCAAGGGCTACTACTATAAGGTAGGCACACTTGGTACGACATTGATTGACGGCTGTTCATCATGGGCTGTTAATGATCTGATTGCCTTTGACGGAACTGCTTGGGATAAGTTTGATGGTTCTCTGACACAGATACTTTCAACTCAGATTTCAGACTCAACAGCAGTTGGTCGTGCTCTACTTAACTCTGCTTCAGTATTGGCACAGAGAGTGAGTTTGAACATTGACCAAGCAACTGTCGTGGCTGATGCCAACCAAATCATCACCAACGCTATGGAGTCTGTTGTTTGGACTTCAATTACAGCGGCGCGTACTGGTACTTTGCCCGCCGCTTCAACATTGAATGTTGGTCAATCTATCTTCATATTCGATGAAAGCGGCAACTGTTCTACAACAAATACCATCACTCTTAATCGCAGTGGTTCAGATACCATTAATGGCGGTGCATCCTATGTTTTGAACTATGCCTACGCCGGTGTTGTTCTAACGCGTGTATCATCAACCAAATGGACAGCCATAGCTTCAAGTGGGCTTGGGTTTACTCCCGCCATTTCCATGAATTCCATTTCAGCTAGCGTTGCCAGTAATGCCTTGACTTTAGGTTTTGCTGGTACGCCTGCGATGGCTTTTCGTAATGCCTCACTGACCAGTGGCGTTCCAGTAATCAAAGGCATGGGAGCTCTTTCATTGGTGGTTCCATCTGGAGCCACACTTGGAATGCTATCGGGTAATCCAACAAGCATAGCACTGCTTGTTGCATATAATGGTGGATCACCAGTCTTATGCTGCGCTAATATGAATGGTGGCCCAAATCTTGATGAAACCACACTTATTAGTCCTACCACCATTAGTGCTGGTGCCTCTTCTGCAACGACCATATACTCAGCGTCGGCAGTGTCGACAAACTCTCCATTCAGAGTTATTGGCTACGTTGTTATCGCTGAAACTACACCAGGCGCTTGGTCAACTGCCCCAACTCTTGTGCAAGGTGGCGGCGGTGTTGCAATGGCCGCTATACAATCAATTGGTTATGGCCAAACATGGCAAACCACAGCCAATGCTTATTCTACAGTCTACTACAATACCACTGGGCGTCCTATAATGGTGTGTTGTAGTGCTTCGGCTTCTGTTGCAACTAATAACATAGCGCTCACAGGTTATGTGAATGGTATGACAATAGCAAATAGCGGGGTTTATGATCAATCAACGGGAAACTGGACTATTAATATAACGCTTATTATTCCGCCTGGGAATAGTTATTCCATTGTAGCTGCTGGAGCTATTGGTTCAACTATCTGGACCGAACTTCGCTAAAGAGGTATGTTATGGACTACGTTGATCAATACTACACAGACACAACTGGTGGGCTGCATTTTCTATCTGCGCAAGACCAAGTCAATGCTAAGATGCAAGGATTGCCATTGCCAGATGTTAGTTGGGCAACTGTGTCCGTCAGCCAGGCCCAAGCGATCCAAGCTCAAGCTTTGATTGAAAATATGCCACCACCAAAAACGAGCATATCTTTCCTGCAGTTTATGGAATTGTTTACTCAAGCTGAGCAGGTTGCTGCCATTGGTTCCACGGACGTTAATATAAAAATCTTCATTATGAAAGGAGCTGGTGCAGGTCTACTTGATTTGAACAATCCTGAAGTTATTGCAGGCGTTAATTACCTTGTTTCTATCGGAATACTGACGCAAGCACGAGCCACAGCTATTCTCGCAAACCAACCATACTCATGAAAGGAAATCTAATGCGACCTAACAAGGCCGCAGCGCTGATTGTTGCGTTGCTTTTCACTAGCCCTTCTTTGGCTGAAACCGTTCAAGCTAGCTGGTATGGAGCTAAAGGAGAGTATCTTAACAAGCACACAGCCAATGGCGAGAGATTTAACCCAGTTGCATTAACGGCGGCTCACCGATCACTTCCATTTGGAACACGACTTAAGGTCTGCTTTAAAAGCTGTACTATTGTGAGAATAACTGACCGAGGACCTGCCGCCTATACTGGCAGGTCTTTGGACCTCTCTCGTGGTGCAGCTTCAGCTATCGGCCTGACAAAAGCGGGTGTCGGCAGAGTAACAGTGGAAAGGTTGTAAAGACCATGAGCTTCCTATCAACGCCGAATAGTTATAACCCGTCTTCATTCAAGAAGCACGTAGGTTCACTGCACTGGACTAAGTGGAAACCTCAGTTCATTGTGTTACACAATACAGCTGAGCCAAACTTGGTTCAGTGGGTTTACTCTGGTCTTGGAGAGGTTGCGGGTGAACACCGCATTCGTAACCTCAACCACTACTACCAGAATGATCAAGGGTGGCACTCTGGTCCACACTTGTTTATCGCTCCAGACCTCATTTGGGAGGCCTGTGATCTGACAGCCAATGGCGTCCATGCCTCTTGCTACAATAGTGTCTCTATCGGCGTGGAAATGGTTGGTGACTACTCAACAGAGTCTTTTACCAGCGGAAATGGGGCCAAGGTCAGAGACAACGCAGTGGCTGCAATGGCCATTCTGCACAAGGCTCTTGGCATCGACCCTGATACTTTGCACTTCCACAAAGAGTGCATTAAAGATCACCATGACTGCCCAGGCAAGAATGTCGACAAGGCGGACATGCTCGTTCGCATCAAAGCCTACATGAAGGAAGGATAAACAATGCTGCCCAGTGCCTACTATCAAACGGCCGCTACAATCTACAAATTCTGGATGGCTGTTCCAGGCTTCACTTCGGCCCAAGCTTGCGGGCTTCTGGCGCAGGCCGATGCTGAATCCTCACTCAACACCAAGGCCATTGGTGATCATGACCAAGCTTTTGGTCTAGACCAATGGCATGGCTCTCGTAGCGATGCCATTGAGAAAGGCTGTGGAGTTGACCTGAGAAAGCTTCCTCCACTGGAAGATCAACTTAAAGCAGCTCTGTGGGAACTCAAACATACGGAGCGAGTTGCTTTAACTCACATCATGGCCGCAAAAACAGCCTATGAAGCTGGCTATGCGGCCTGTCGCTACTGGGAACGCCCTGCCTCAGTACTGCAGTATGCCAAACGTGGCAACACTGCAGAGCATTGGGCCGTCTATTTCAAAAAGATGCAAATCTAAAGAGGAGAACAGCATGAACATTCCGACTGTCGCCAAAGACTATATTTTCAAGAAACTGCAGGAGCCTTCCACCATCGGTGGCATTCTCCTGTGGGTTGCTGGCCAGCTGCATTTGCAGTTCTCAGCGCAATTCAATGGCGCACTGACTCAGGTCATTTTGGCCATTGTCTCACTAACCTTGGTACTTCTGAATGAAGGTTCCAAGGTCACTCGTCCCATCCCCGAAGAAGGAAAGAAGTAATGAGCTTTTGGACAAACCCCCTGCACTCCATTGAAACTGAATTCGGCGTCATTAAGGTCGACGTCAATACCGTGATCGCGAAAGCCATCACCCGCATTCAGCTCGGCGAACACGAACTCGCTGCGCTGATCAAGTGGGGCGCCGACAACGAAACGAAGATCGCGGCTGGTCTGACAGCGGCCGCCCCGATCATCAGTGAAATCGGTGTCATGGCCACTGTGGCTGCGACAGGAAACCCAGCAGCTGGTGTTGCTGTTGGTGAAGCCCTGACAGTCATCAATAAGGCTATGGCCATTGCTGAAGCCTCAGTGGCGGCCATGAACGCTTCTGGCGCCGCTCTGAAAGCGTCACAGGCGGCTGGAAATGGCGATCTGGTCAATGACACAGCCGCTATCGCTGCTGGCGTTACGGCCGTTGTCCATAGTTCAGCTTCAGTGACGGCTGTCACCACAGCTGCTATCACCGCTGCGAACATGATCCAGGCTGTTACAAAGGTTGTTCCGGTCCAGGCCTCGGTTCAAACTCAGGCGTCATAATGAGAGTCCTTACTCTCGTCCTACTCCTGGCTGTAGCGGGATGTGCTCAGCCCAGTACTGACTGGGCCAAGCTCTCTCAGCAAGTCGGCACGACCATTAACGGCAAATAAAATTCTGGCAGTTGGGGGCATTAAGTTCCCTACTGTCTACTTTCATTGCATGCGTGTATGGGGAATGCAAAAATGCCTGGTACGGAAACAGCTGAAACTTTGGCGAGAGAACACGCTGAACGAATCTCGAAACTTGAACAACGAGGCGACTCCAACGAGTCAAACATCAGCAATGTGTGGAAAGCTGTTGGAAGGACAGAAACAGCGCTGAACCAAGTAAACGTCGACATAGCTAAGTTATCAACAACTAGCACGGCAACACTGGAAAGTACAAAAACAATCTTGGCAAAAGTCGAGAGCATCGATAAAAGAGCGGGAGAATTAGAACTAACACACGCTCAGGTTAAGGGCGGTATGAATGCGCTGCTTGGAGTAGCTGCGTCAATTGGAGCTGTAATTGGTGGGGTTGTATCTGGTCTTGCTACTTTTATGGTTACCCACTTCTTTTCAGGGACAACCTCAACGCATCAATGAACCAGCCGTAGCTCAGCGGTTTGGATGACTGGCCCCTAGTCTACTTCGGTAGCTAGGGGCCTTTTTTAGTTTCAGAACCAAGCAAAAACTGCAAGCACTAGGGCAATGGCCAAGAAGACCAAAAGCATCTTGCAATCATGCGGTTTGAACATATTACACCCTCTGAAATTGCCCCAGCATTTGCCTGGATAGTGTCGGCAATGATTGCAATTTACCATTAAAGCCACTCCTTTAAAGGTCTGTCCATGATCAGATCGGACATCTTTTTCTTTGCACGCAGGACCTCGACTATTCTTTCGTCAACGGTTCCCGGCGTAATAAAATCCACGTAAGTGACGCTCCGTGTTTGTCCAATGCGGTGAGCTCGATCTTCTGATTGTAGGCGGTGCTCGAGATTGTAACTGTTTGAATAGTAGATGACGAGGGTAGCTTCAGTCCATGTGTTGCCAAAACCCATAGCAGGGTTCGCCACAATGAAGCGGGCTTTTCCGTGTTTGAAGGCTTCGACATTTTCTGCTCTTTCCTTGTCTTTGACTCCACCCCAGTAACCGACGGTTGACTCACGGCCGAACTTCTCTTGGAGCAGTTTGATCACGTCAACAATGGTCTGACGGTAAGTCGCCCAGATGATTGCCTTGCCATTGAAGTCTTCGAGCAACTCTACCAAGGTATCGAGGCGCTCGTTCTCAATGGAAATGTACTCATCATCTCCGACCTTGAGCTGGCCGCAGACGACCTGGTGAAGCTTGACAATCATGGCCAATACATTAACGACCTCAAGCTCATGACCTTCGAGTTCAAGCATGGCTTCATCACGAAGCTGATTGTAGATTGCTTCCTGCTTCGGCGTTAGTGGCACCACGCGCTTTGTGTATATCTTCGGCGGCAGATCAAGGCAGTCTTCCTTTAATACCTGCGTGGAAAAGAGTTTCACTCTCTTTGCAAGGTCTTCAAGGTGCTGATAACCGACGATCTTCTGGAAGCTGCGACTGCCAAGATACTCGGTCGTCATCTTGCAGTAGGTATTTCTGAATGAGAAATAGCTGGTGTAGCCCAAGATGCCTTTCGCCAGGATCATGCATTGGCCCCACAAATCCATCGGAGCTTGCGTAACAACGGTGCCTGTCATGATGCGTTTATAGGTACTTTTAGCCGCCCAGAAATAAGCCTCTTTGCTGCGTTTAGAGTCATAGTGCTTAACACAAGTAGATTCGTCCATTATAAGCATAACGCGAGGATGAGCTTTGTAAAAAGCCTCGAGAGCTTTCTTCCCGCCGTGGATCAAAGACTCCACATTAATGACTAGGATTGGAAGGCGCTTCGGGTCATTGCGGATCAGAGACTTGAAAGCGTCTCTGTGTGAAGCGGAAGCTGCTTTAGCTCCTTGGAACAACAGGACTTCTCGCTCGATGAAGTCTGGCAGATGTGCTGGTATCTCATAACGAGACCAGTTCGCGTATTCACCTTTCTTGGCCATTACAACAACAGCGTCGATTTTTCCTCTCTCGAAGAGATAGCCAAACACATTAATAGCTATAAAGCTCTTCCCAGTGCCCATCTCAAGGAAATAAGCCCAGCCAATCTTATCTTTGGTTTCATTCCAAATCTTTAATTGATGGGCATACGGAGTATTTCGGAATTTATATTCTTCGCTCATTGTTTGTGTGACCTTATGTCATTCAGATATAAAAACGGGTAACCCTAATGATGGATTTATCATCAGGATTACCCGTCAATTTGGTCTCGGTGACCAGGCTTGAACTGATGACCTGTAGTACCCAAAACTACCGCTCTACCTACTGAGCTACACCGAGATTTATCGTTACTTAGTTGTAAAGGCCTTTTCAACCGTCCAAGAACTTCGGTATATTCTACGATGTAGACACCAGTAGTTTATGCCAAGTTCTTCAGACCATTGTCTCAGAGACTTAGTTATTCCCCTATATTCTATAAATCTCTTTGAGAGAGATATGGACACTTTTGCTTTATGTTCTTTATTTTGACGAGCCTTGGCTACATTTTCTTTATGCTCTTTGCTTTGTTTAGTCCCTGTCAAAGTTTCAGATATTTTGTTTCTTACTTCGTTTGACATAGCGTAGTTATAGCCACCATCGGCGACATTATAACCAAATTCTCTATCTTGTGTTTTAAACAAAGCTACAACTTTATTTTCTAACTCAGAAATATATTGTTTGTTGCCAACTACCAAGGGTTCTATTTTAATCGACTCTGCGCCACACTCTCTAATGGCTCTATGTACAGGATAGTCTTGAAAATAGTCAAGGGCAAATCTAATCTGCTGCTTAAGACGTCTTTCTAATTTTGCAGACGTGGCACCAATATAGAGCTTACCATTTGGAAACACAATCTTATACAAGGTATGGTTTATCATTATAGTGCTCTCTATGTTTAGAGAGCGGCGAGAGTGAGAGGAATTCTCGCCGCCAGCATACTTGTGTCCCCCACCATCAGTATGCTAACTTGGTGGAGTCAGTCGGAATCGAACCGACGTCCTTCTCGCTGCAAACGAGACACTCTCGCAACTGAGCTATGACCCCGTGCCCCTTGCCAGAATCGAACTGACGCACCCTGCTTACAAGGCAGGACCTCTACCACTAAGGATAAAGGGGCGAACCGCTTAGAACGGAATGTCGACATCAGCTCCCTGACGAGTCTCACGACGCTCCGTTGTACTGCCCTCTTCAACTGTGCCCAGATCAACTTCAGGAGCACGCGAAAGCTGGCCAGACTCGAGGAGCTGATAGAAGCCCTTCGCCTTGTCATAGACAGCCTTGGTCACAGGGTTGTCCTGCTTCTCGATGCTCAGCTGCCACCAAGAGTTGCCGGCCTTCGTTTCAAGTTTCGTCGTCAGAAGGTACGGGAACAACCAACGCGGCGCCTGGAGATCAGTTCCGGGAATAACCGCCGTGGTGAGTTCGTTGTTCCAGCGGCGGTTGACCTTCAAGCCGGTGGACTTTAATGTCACCACGCACTGAAGCCACTTTTTCAGCTCGGGATCAAAATACAGACCCGTGTGATAAGCGGTTTCGACGAGCAGATTGCCTGACCCCTTCATGCGGAGCCGCTTCTTATCGTCCCGCTCAGTGAAATTCATCACATCCGAGTCGATGTCGTAGTCGGCAACGAAACCGCCGCCTTTGTCGCGATCGATCCATTCAACGAACTTACGCTCATAGTGGGCTGGCACGAACAGAAGGCCTTCAGTGCGACCGTCAAAAACGTCCTGAGAGACGTTGTTGTAGAACATCGAGGCTTGTGCACCTTCGACGTATTCGGGGCGCCCAGGATTGACCTGCGGCGACAGACCCTGAAGAATGCCGAGGTATGGAAGAGCAACATCGCCCACACCCATGTTGGAGACGCCCAGACCGGAGTCAGCCGTCAGATAGGCCAAGTCCAAACCGGCCGGAAGACCACTTTCCTTGACAGGGGCAACTTCCTGTCCTTTTGATGCTGCCTTGCTCATATACAATCTCCGTTAGATCAATCTGCTGTTAATGGCGCGCAGCTCTCCAAATCATCACTTCTTCTTCGGAAGAGTGATTTCGGCTCTTTCTCCGATGAACACCGTGAACAGATCAGGCAGAACAACACCTTGTTCAATCTGTTCTTTCACGAAGGCCTTCAGAGTAGAATGGTGGACTGACTCGTCAAGGCTTGCATTAAAGCCATCGGCGAGCAGGTCTTGTTTGAACTTCTTGGCTTCTTCACGCTCATTGTGACCCTTGCCAAAGTCTGTCACAACCTTGGTTTTAATGAGGGACTCGTGACCCTGCGCCTCAAGCCAAAGATAGGCCGCAGACCTATTCTCTACCTTGATGCTGGCGCCATAGAACTTCTTGACGTTGATCGCGGCCCCGTCATTCAACCTGAATGTGCGCATGCCAATCTCAAGCATGGCATTTGGAAGATCAATCTCTTCGATCTTCTTGGCCTCGTCCACCAGGTCCTTGAGCTCTTTCTCTTTGAGCCCAATCCAAGCTTGCAGTTCAACGTGGCGCATAGCCATCTTTGAAATCGCCGTCAAAGATTTCTCTTCAACTTTGATTTCTGCAGAGTCAGCTAATGCTGCCTGTAGAACGTCATCCATCCAATCCCTCCTGTATCTCATCAATATTCACCGTGATTGGCAAATATTGAAGCTCTCGTGGCATCCACTTCAGGAAGTTAAGTGGAGCATTCACCTCGCTCATTTGAAAAGCGATAGCTGTTGCCAGCCCGATTGCCACAGGATCACCTGACAGCAGGATGTAATCGTCGGGCTGTATATCGCTGAAAGCAGCCAACAACTTCTCGACTACAAACTGGTAAGAAAAGTTGGTATCACCTGCAGGAAGAATGGTCTTGATCTGACCAAACTTTCTTGCGGGGCTAATGTCGAATTTGGCTTGTTCTTGAATTACGAAAACTGTACTCATTGAGACTCTCCTCTCTGATTATTATAGTACTCTATTTCAAAATGGTTGTACATATTAAAGTTTGCCGACTAGAGCTAAAAGAACACGCCCCCACGGCCAGGGTCTGGTTGCACTGTAGACGTATGGTTGAACGTCTTTAGTTTCAACAACCAGCCAGTCTTTGTACTTTGACTTAGGCGCCTTTACAATATCATCGGCTCTGTAGATAAAAAGCTGTTCTGCAGCTTCATCAGCAGCAAAGACCCAGACATTTCCCAAAGAATGCCTGAGTCTCTTTTTCATCCAAGCAGGTTGAAAGCGCTCGAAGTGCATTTTGCCATGGCGCACTACTTTTGTCTCAATCCACCCTTGTATACCATTAATGGCATATGAAATGTCGGGGGTGCCAGACTCAGCCGTGTTTTCGACGCGACAGTGGTCACCCCATTGGTCAAGGTGAGGTCTGACGTGGAGTCTGTAGAAATCAGCTTCAGTAATCATATCTTTTATTCCAATGTTATGTAGTAGGTCTTTTATTGGGTTGCATAATAGACCTTCCACTCCAAGGCTGAGTAATAGCTCTTTCCACGGACCATTTATATTTAAGTATTCTATTGTTAAGAGTACCAGCCGGTATTCCATATTTATCGCTAAGTTCACGTATTGATTTTATTTCTCCAGCATACTCAAACAGGTGAGTGGTCATCTTACGCTTAGCTTGGCTTGTATGTTTTCTTCCAGTACTTGCCTTAGCTATCTTGGCTTTTGCCTCTTCTGTATGTGGTCCGTAGAAAGCTGTACCAGGACCGCCTTTGTGTATATTATACCCTATGTTGGTATCTTGTGTTTTAAATAAAGCGATTGCTCTTACTTCGAGCTCCATTATATATTCTCTGCTACCTACAGCCAATGTTTCTATCTTAACTGAATCTGGACCATATTTTCTAATAGCTCTGTGAAGCATATAATCGTATTTGTTAGTAATGGCAAAGTAGGTATGGTCTTTAAATCTTTCTTCCGCTGTTTTGTACGTCATACCTAAGTAAATTTTACCATTTGGAAACGTTAGTTTGTATAGCAAATTATTCACTTTCGTCTCCCTTTCTTAACTGGCTCAAGCCCCATTAATGAAAACATATCCGTTTGGACAGGCTTGAAGATGCTTTGGTGCTTTACAGGAGCTCTTGGCTTTTTCAGCTCAAATCCAGTAGGTTCGGCGGTGACCCATCGACAGGCTCCTTCAGCCCATTCATTGTCTCTAATAGGGTAGCCAGTGGGTAAATTGCCAGTACTGTCTCTGTGCCAGGCAATAGCTCCGAACTCAGCGGCACAAGTAATTTTGATGTGATGGCCAGTCGCCCTAAGCTCATCGGGATTTCCAAGTTGCCATCGTCTAAAAGACGATAAAGCAGTCCAGTCCAAGGCGACTTCTCTGGAAATTCTATCATAGTAACCATCCGGCCATATAGGTGAAAATCGGCGATAGTAGAGATAGGCAGAAGCTATGATGAGCCTCGCCTTAAGGTCTACTGAAGCAGTTTCAGGCAGCAAGAGCATATTCAGCTCCCGTCCATTTGTAGGCTTTGACTTCGCCCCACGACCGACCCATATCAGGAGCAGCAGTAAAGGGCACAGTAAATTCTGGAATGGCGTTCTCCATGATTTCTTGCATGCGACGAACTTGCTTATGATCAAAGTAGGTGGCATTCAATTCGTCATAGATTTGGATCGAAGGCGGAATGCCTTCAGCATCCATCATGATCAAGGCTTTTTTGATCTGATCGGCGGCTGATCCTTGGACAAGCGAGTTCAAGGCCTTATGAGCATGCGCCCTCGACACCTGGCCTTTGCCCCACAGGCGTTCAGCTTCTTCCTTTGACTTAACTGGGCGAGTTCCCATCTTGCGATGCCATTCAGTGGGTTCCCACTCCTTGAACCTACGCTTGCGGCCAAGAATAGTCTTAATGGAACCACGCTGATGAACACGATCGATACAGGCAGTCTCCAGGAGCTTAACATAAGGCACGCCTTCATGGTAGGCTTTAAGTAATTCCTCGGCTACTTCAAGACTGACGCCCAGCTGGGCGGCCATCTTGTGCTTGCCCATTCCATATGCCGAACCAAGATTAATGCCTTTAGCTCTCTTACGACCAATGTCCAGACCAGCTCGTTCGTGGATCAGATCAGCTACGAGCTGGTGGTAATCAGTATCTGGATCATCAATATATCTTTGCCTGGCTTCAGCAGCCCCGGCGAGTTTCATCAAATAGGCAAAGTGTAGTAGAATACGGGGTTCTTGCTGAGAGTAATCAGCCTTTGTCCAAAAGCCACCTTCGTCGGCAATGAATAGTGACCTGATGAGAGGCCCCCAGTAAGGGTCGCGCGCTGGAATTTGAGTGAGGTTTGGTTTTGAAGAGGCAATACGACCAGATCGAGTTCCCTTTGACCGACCCGCTTCATCATCATAATCCCTTAGCTGGTGCCACTGGGTATGCAGACGACCTTTAACGTTAAGGTCTATGATAAACCCATCGATGAAGTCACAACGCATCTTCTTTGTTTTACGTAACTTAACGAGACCTTTGCAGAAGTCATCTTTGCTGTGCTTCTCAAGCCATTCATTGGTAACTGATGGACCATCAGCTGCTGTCCTTGGAACTGTTAACCCTCGCCCTATGAGGATGTCTTCCATGTCAGCTGAAGAACTCGTGCTGAACTGGCAACCAGCTAGCTTGAAGAGATAATTCTGTAACTCTGTCTCTTCAAGCGCAATCTTCTTTGATAGTATATCAGCTTTATCCAGATCAACTCTAACACCATTAAGACGCATTTTGAACAAAACAGGAAGCAACTGCGTTTCAAGCTGATAAATGTCCATAACTTCGTCAGCAAGCAACTCCTCCTGTTGGAGGAGAAACACTTGCAAGGTGTTATCAGCATCGATCTCAGCATAAGGCCCCACATGGCAGGCAGGCAACTCATGCATGCCCTTCTTATGCTCAACACCATAGGCTATCTCAGCTTCCTTAAGAAGCTGTTCATCCTTACCATAGCCTAGGTATGTTTTGGAAAGTGCTTCGAGAGAATAGCCGCCATCTCGGTCCTCGTCGAGTACGGGTTCTGCAATCTGAATATCGTGAATAGTTCCTCGAACGTCAATCCCCAATGACCAGAGTGCCTCAAGGTCATACATGGCATTTGCGAAGACTTTAGCTTGTCCAGGTCTTCCAAGTTCTTTTTTAAGGTACTCAACAACTTTTCGTTTGTCAAGGTTTCCTTCTCGGTGGCCAATTGGGAGGTAGAAATTCTTCCCGCAGTCTGTGGCGATCGAGATACCACAGACTCGAGCATCTCCTCGAATAAAGCCCGGCCCTGCTTCATTAAGTCTTGGGTCATAGGTTTCCGTATCCACTGCAATGAACTCTGCCATCGATAGTGATGGCAGAGACTCGGGAGCTTTCCACTTTGACTCAGGTACGAATAATGGCAGTTGGTTCGGATTGAGTATTGGTTTCTTGTATCTCGGCGCCATGCTGTACCCATTCCCTGCCGGCTGACAGCCACAGTTGCTTTGAAATGCCGTGAGGATATTCCTCGGCAAAGACTATTCTTTGGCAACTTGTATTCAGCAACAACTTAATGCACTGAATGCAAGGCGACGTCGTAGAATAGAGAGTGTGGATTTCGTAAACGTCCCGACACTGAAGAAGAGCGTTTTGCTCAGCATGGATAGCTTCGCACATATCGAGGCCACGACCACTTGGTTGATCTGCTCCAGAGCATGGATGATCAAGGCAGTGAGTAAAGCCCGCCGCCACTCCATTATAGCCTGTTGCAGTGATGTGGTTTCGCTTGTTTATGAGAACACATCCGACCTTGCGTCGGATGCATGTTCCTCGTGTGGCAACAAGCTTTGCCATGTCAATGAAGTAGTCGTCAGCTGATGGTCTCATAGCTCTCTCCCTGACATAGCATACAGCGAGCCCTTGCCCTCGGCTGCTTGCCACAAAGCGGCTGTCAACTCATCGGGTTCTACGAACCAAGTAAGTGGGTCAAATGGCTCATAAGCGACTGGGTTTTCAGTCGATTGTAGTGCAAGTGCAATTTCAGCTTCATTAGTCTTGTAGATATGCTGCGACCCAGCCACAAGGCTAAGAGACCCGAGATCATAGCTAACACCGTAAACACGACGGAGATACAAGGCCAGATACCCGGTAAGCATGCTGAAATTGAAGACATCGTAAGGCCATCCCAGCCATGTATCGGAAGAGCGCATTGTGTCAATGCAATGAAGTTTTCCGTCCCTTACAAGCCATTGAATAGAGACAGTGCAGGGAACATCCTTTGTCGCGGGTGGATTTGACCGCCAGATAGTCATGACGGCCTGTCTGGTGTCTGGATCATTGGCTATCGCCTTAGCCACTCCAGCAATTTGGTCAATAACGCGTGGACCATACGCTCCAAAGTACCTAATGCCGTCGTCAGAAAACCTTGCAATTGCTTTGCTATAGGGAGCAATCGTCTCAACACGATTGTCTCCCGATAAAATCCAAGCAGCCTCAGCCGCTTGAAACTTGTAACCCAGCTTGCGCGCCGGAATAGACACGATCGGGTATCGCATCATTAATGTTGATTTGTAAGCAAGAAGTTCCTTGCATGGCATGCCACGAGGAGCTACCTCATGGCCATACATGTTGACTTCTCGAATTGTCTCGAGCCAAGCTTCGTTGGCAGTCGCATAAGTGCCTATCATCCTAGGAGCCTCTTCAAGTTAATGATGTCCACCTGCTCTGACGGCGAGAAGCGCTTATACCATTGCGGATGCTTCATGAAGTGGTACTGAGTAGGTGAGTTACGGTCAATTGTAACTCGGCCCGCTGCTTTGTGACCAAGCATGACGACATGCTTAGGCCTAGCAGTGAGAATAGCCTTTCGAACCATAGCAAAGTTCGGTATGCCTTTCTCAGCTGAATTGACCCAAGCCAACTTATATTCGGGGATTTTGTGCCTGGCCAGAGCTTCAGTGAACCACAGAGAACTATGGTCATATTCGAAGAATGGCCACACCTTGCGTCGAGTCTTTGTTGGGCTCTCGTCGCCAACAAAAAGAATGTCAGGATGGTTGCTACTGCCAGCCACCATTCGATTGCTGTTGTCCGACCAGAAAGGAGGAACCTTGCCCCAAACAGAGTAGGAGTAAGACTCTAGCCATTCTACAAAGCCTTCAAGGTCTTTGCCGTCTGTGTCTATGTCGTAATGCACACAATCAAGGCGCGAACCCAGTTTCTTGTAGAGCTCTTGGTAACCTTGGTAGACGCCCTCCATAGAGGTATACATTTCGCGCCCGGTAGCTTCAAGTTCTTTGAAGCGACTAAAGTACTTCGCCTCATTTGATGGGTTACAGAACACGTATGTCAGACCATGCTTTAATGCCACACGGTCAAGAAATCTTCCGCTATGCTTAATGTTGGAGCCGTGGCGAAAGACATTTGCATAGATGAGTTCTGACGGCCACCAGCGGTCGATAACCACAGGCTGTTTCTCAGCATATTTCAGCGCCAATTCTATGGCAGCTGTGTGGTAGTTGAACATGGCATTTTTCCACCTGAACGTCAGGTGGATATACTTAGCTCCCATCGACGCGCACAGTTTCATAGCTAGCGTCGTTTTCCCTGAACCGTCAGGCCCGTCAAGTACCAAGATAGGATGCTGGCTCATGATTTCTCCGCAAATTCTGCATCAAGGAACATTTTAAAGTGTTCCTCCAACTTCGGTCGATCGTTGGTATCAGTTCTTTTTATGATCTCAGCAGTAGCCTTGGCCAAAATCTTTAGACCAACTTTACCGCATAGATCATGCATTCGCAGATTATATTCAAGAATAGCAAAAAGTCCGCCACTCATGGCTTTGACCATTTCTTTTTGGTTTGGATCAGTTGAGCACCTGCACTCAAGTTCTGAAACCTCAGGCTTTATTTCCATTGGCATAGACATTGTCCTCCACAAGATCAGCATGCGACGGCGCCGTCCAGCCAGCAGGTTTGACGACATCAAAAGTTGAACCGCGCTTGCTATCAGATGCTTTCTCAGCTCTTACCTTCGCCATATTCGCGGCATGCACGCGGCGCCAGGCTTCTCTGAAATCGAAACCATGAAGATGAGCATTACCAAGCGCGACGTAGACAAGGTCGACAAGAGCATCGAGCTGCTCTTCGAGGTACTTGTCAATCTTCTGAGGCTCTTTCAAACCAAGCTCGAATTCGAGATTGACGTGATTGGTGATATATTCGTCCAGTTCTTCTTGGATGAACTTCTGCCTGAACTGAGCAAACTCAGGAGGCAGACCGCGTGGTTTGCCTACATATTCCAAGCCAAATTTCTTGTGGAACTCTTCGACGTCACGGACAGGATCAAAGCCTGCTTTAATGTGTATCTTTTCGCTATCCACGAGTTCGACTCCTTTTCTGGTTATAGACTCGAGTATGCCTTTTTCCTAGACATAACCTTCTCACACTTCCATCTTGTAGTGGTCGTCAGAAGCAAGCTGCTCCCAGAGTTCTGAGCTTGACCAAGGCTTCGGTGCTTCGATCAGCGGGGCAAATTTACGGCTGTAAGACTGAGGCGCAATCCGAAGCGTCCAAAGAACGTTACGAGCATGCTGAGGAAACACAGGAGCGAAGATAGTTGCGAGGACGTTAGAGTCATAGTAACCGCGCAGCTTCTCCCAAAGCCATCGAACCTCGGGGTTGCTTTCCAGCATTTTGTCTTTGTAGTCTTTGATGGATGCGAACGTGCCATAATGTGCCTCAATCTCGAACCCGAGGTCTTCGATCAACCCGCCCAAAGCAAGGTAGGTCATTTCATTAACGTGATTGTCGGCGGCGCCTGTGTGCTGATCATAGCAAGGCGTCGAGATGAAGGCGACAGGCGTTTCGCCTGCTTCCTTGGCATGCCTCATGATGACGCCAATCTTACGAAGCATTGCACGAGCATGTGAAGGTTCGACGTGCTCAATGACTTCGAATGAAGTGATGATGTTTGGAAGGTCGTGTTCGCCTTCTTCCTTGTCGCCATCGATATAGACGACATGATCTTCCTTGCTATCAAACTCAGGAGACCGAACAAGAACTTGCTTGGAGGCAAAATCTACACCTCCGTAAGCACTCATCGGGAACTTGCCAGACTTGAACATGTCCAGCTTGAATTTGTCACTCTTGTTGTAGTCCACGCCGGCGTAGTCCAATGCAATGAAACGATTGGAGTACATCATGCGAGCAAGCGGAAGATCAACACCGCATCCGGCATCGAGGACCTTGGCTTTCTTGTAACGCATGTTGGCGGCGACATACTTAGCCACGTGTGTCCAGCGAAATACGTGCGCGATTAGGTCGCGATGGATGATGACCCTTTCTTCTGCAGCATCGGCTGATAGGTGTGTTCCATCAATGTGTTTTCCTCTAGCATTGGCCATGGCATATTCCTTTGTTTACAGGGGTATATAGATGCACTATATTCTAGTTATCATGAGGAGTAAACGAAAATGTTCGCCGACCCATTGAATAATTTTGATCTTTATTGGCTGGGCTATATACAAGCTGACGGTTCACTTGTATCTAAGGTTGGTCAAGAATATAGCCCTGGGCTGTATAGAAAGAAAGGTGGGTATTTGGTCTTTGGCCAAATACACGAGGAGCCTGTAATAGCCTTGCACACTTATGTTGAGGGACAAGGTGCTGTAAAAGAGCGCATTCACAAAAATACTGGTTTTAAAGAAAACCACTCTATGTTTCTCTTCTCGTCGTCCAAACCTTACTACGCTCTAGAAGCTCTTGGGTGCAAGTCAAAACTCCGTGACGACATTTACCTAAGCTTTGATTTCTGGCGCGGACTACTCGACGGTGACGGTTCCATAAACTTTGTAGTGAACTCAGGCCGAACCTATCCAGCTATCGCGTGGTGTGGCAATGAATATGACATGGTCAAATGTGCTGACTGGATAGAAAGCACAGGACTTAAAAGACCAAAGGTTGGAGTTGCCAGATCAATCTTTAGAGTGGGTCTTAATGGGGAACCTGCTGCTTATCTTACAAAACTACTCTACGGCAATGATGCTTATAGCGCCTTGCCTATAAAGCATAAACGTGCCTTGGAAATACTAAAATGGAAAACAGCCAAAAGAACTTTATCGAGACTTACCGATGAACAACAACGATTTCTGTATGGAGAATAAAAAAGGCCCCAAGTCATTAAAGACTCAGGGCCTTTTTGTCAGCCGACTGAACTCCTGTAAAGTGGCTGCTCCAACGGAGGCGCCACTCTACTGAGTTGCGCCAAACTTACTTGGTTTCGTGAGCGTGTCCGTGCTCGCCGGCCGTCTCGTGGTTTTCCTTCGTGCGCTTGGAAGCAGTGCGCTTGGGCTCTTCCTTGGGAGCGTCTTCGGTCGTCGCAGCCTTGGCCGCTTTTTCGGGCTTCGCGTCGATGCCGGCGATCTCGATGAAACCGTTTTCGACCATCGCCTTCTCGTAGAACTTCCAGACGCGCTCGGCGCCCTGGCGAGAAACGAAGCTCGGATCGGCCTCGATAACGGGGAAGAAGTCTTTCGCAACGACCGCATTGCTCAAGCCGACCTTTTCACTGAGGATCGAAAGCATGGCGCGCACTTGCGGGGTCTTGACTTCTTCAGTGAGTTCCTTGACGAGGGTAATGGTCTTGCTCATGTTGTGTTCCTTTTTTGCTCTGGTTGAACTTGCCGTCTCTGCGGTCAAGTTGGTCTTGGGTTTGTTTCAGTCATTCATTCAGCGTACTTATAGAATATATGTCGTAACAAAAAGAATGTAAACAGAAAAATGTGCCATGCGCTAACTGTTTATCCCAATGAACTGCTCATATATCACCTTTGAACTGCTTGTATCACTTTAGTATCATTGGCAATATAAAACACGCCATCGCTTCATTTTTTATATGTACAAAAACCGGAAAAATTTGTATAGTCCTTATATAGAGCATAAAGAGCGGAGAATTTAAATGCTTGCCCATGAGGAAAGACCCAAAGGTTCTTGGGTTGTTGCCTTTTTTCCTACAAATGCCCACAAGAACTATTCTGATGTAAGACTGTTTCCTTCGATGGATATGGCCTTGCTTCGCTATGCCAAGTCCACGCGGACCTTGGTAATTTATTCAAATGCTGGTGAAATGGCTCATCGCCACTCACCCAAAACGTTAACCAAGTACATTAATGACATTTATGCACAATTTGATGATCCTTATTGGAGATACAAAACTGCTGAACTCGGCGACAAGATACTTGTCCCACCAGACAATCTGGATCAGTTTAGTAAGACTGAACTAGCCGACGAACTCTGGGAAATCTGCCAGATTGTTGGTGACCAGTGTAGAGGATCAGCTCAAATATCTGATAGCAACGAGGACATGTATAAGATCAGAATTGATCGCATGACCTCAGAAGAAGGCAAAGCCATCTGGAGTAAATTCCCCAAGCAAGCTCGACAGATTATCGAAGCTTTAATAAGGAATGGCAAGTCAGTCATGGCTGAAGATGATCTGCAGCGGCTTGTTATTAAGTTGGTTGCCGATCGTGTTATGAAGACCAAGCAAGACCCTTGGAGAATTTTCTGTTATTATGCTCCAATGATTGGCGATCACCGGATGCTCTATTATCCTGGCAAACGCAACAAAGTTGAAGATCACAGCGAAAATCTCTAAAAACAGACACAGGCCTTCCAATACTAAGGGAAGGTAATCTTTTCTGCCGGAATGGGGCCAGGACTCTATGTCTGATGGACGATATAGCTGCGAAGAAATCGCAAGAGAGCTAGGACAAGGTAAAGAGGTTAAGTTAGGCCCGGGTTCATATAATACTTTTTGCCCCGCTCATAACAATCACAATACTCCTGCTCTTACAGTTACTGAGAAGAATGGCAAGATCATCTTTTATTGCCATTCTGGATGTCCTCAAGATGCTGTTATTGATGCATTAAAGGATCGTGACTTATGGCCTAAAAATAAAGCAAGAACCTGGGCCTCTAAGGCACATGCTCCGAAAGGAACACGTGAGCCTAATGGAATGTGCCACCCAAAATTTGGGACACCATCAAACACATGGCTCTATAAGAACAGGGCTGGTTTGATTGCAGGCATGATTTGCCGTTTCAATACAGTCATTAATGGCAAACCGCACAAAGAGACCATACCGGTTTCGTGGTGCATGTCTGATGAAGGTGAGCAACGCTTCTGGTGGAAGCAGATGCCCGAACCTCGTTGCCTATACAATGAGTATAGATTGGGTGAGAGCAAACCCATCCTCATTGTCGAAGGTGAAAAGTCATGTGATGCCGCGCAGAAGATAGTTGGAGACGACTACCTATGTATGACGTGGCCGGGTGGAAGTAAAGCGGTCAAGCGCGCCAACTGGGCACAGCTTAAAGGTCGCGATGTTATTCTTTGGCCTGATGCAGATGAGCCTGGTGACATGGCAATGCGTTGGCTTGCCGAGATACTTATCGATGTTGGCGTAAGAAGTATTCGCCGCGTTGCCTTACCTGGTGAACTTTACAAAACAGTCTTGGCAGGACAAACAGAAGCAGGGGGCTGGGATTTAGCTGATCCAATTCCAGAAGACTTGAAGTTTGATCCCAAGACACTCATACGAATGGCTCCTGACTACAAGCCACAGGGCGATTCTGTTGTTGATAAGTTCAACCAAGACTTTGCCTTGGTAATGATTGGCGGGCAAGCAATTGTCCTTCAAGAAGACCGTAAAGTATCTGACGGACGCGTGGACATTAAGTATATGTCCATTGCAGGTTTCAAGGAATTTTATGGCAACCGCCAAGTCATGGTTGGCAAGCAACAAATTCCTGAAAGTGCCTATTGGCTAAAGCACGAAGAGCGGAGATCATATACAAGCGTCATGTTTGAACCAAGGGCGAGAGAGCCTGATGCCTACAATCTGTGGCGAGGGTTCTCTGTCGATTCCGACTCAACAGGTGATTGGAGTTTACTCGATGAGCATATTAAAGAAAATCTTGCTAAAGGTGACGAGTCACTTTACAGATGGATACTTGGATGGTTTGCTCACATCATCCAGCACCCCGATGAAAAGTCCGGCACATCCTTGGCTTTCAGAGGAAAACAAGGAACCGGCAAAACCATCATTGGAAAAGCCATGGGAGCCCTGTATAAGCCCCACTACGTCCTTGTCGAAGACTCCAGATACGTCATTGGACAATTCAATAGCCATATGGCTTCTACACTGCTACTACACGCCGATGAGGCTTTCTTTGCAGGTGACCCACGACACATTGGAAAACTTAAAGGCATGGTCACCAGTGACACCCACCGAATAGAAATGAAAGGCAAGGACACTTTTGAAGTCAGTAACTACATTAGACTGTTGGTTACATCAAATAATGACTTCATTATGCCCGCTGCCTTTGAGGAGCGGCGCTTCGCCGTTCTTGATACAAGTGACGCCCGCATTCAAGACAAGCCATTCTTTAGAGCGCTATGGCGCCAACTAGAGAATGGCGGTTTTGGCGGGTTGCTTCACCATTTGCAAACGTTAGACCTTACAACAACGGATGTGACAACAATTCCAGAGACCTCGGCTCTACAAGAACAGAAGCTACACAGTCTCGATGGTGTAATGCGCTTCTGGTATGAGCGTCTTCACCAAGGTCAGATTTTGCCAGGTCGCTCTGAAGAGTGGCCGACGATGATATGCATCGACGATCTATATGAGTCCTACATTAAGCGCTCAGAGGATTGGGGAGAGCGCAGGCGCGTGGACATCCCTACCTTCGGCAAGGAATTAAAGAAGGTATGGCCCAACAGACACCTGAAGAAGATCAAGGCTCACGTAGAGCGTAATGATCGCAACGGGTATAAGGTCAAAGCAGAAATTTGGGCTTACGAATTGGACACCTTAAAGAAACACCGGGATGCCTTTAAGGTTACCGCGGGCGAGGTCGATTGGCCTGAGATTGAAGACGTCTCATATAAGGCACCTACTCAGCCTGAACTGATTGATGATATACCATTTTAAATTTCTACGGGTAATTATGGAGTATATTCTCACATTAAATATACCCGTAGATTAATAGAGATGATCATCTGGTCACACAAAAATGCCCTGGGTTGTTAAAATCCAGGGCATTTTCATTTGGGGACCAGGAATCATTCTAGAAGTGCTGAGTCATAAAACTCTGCTTTTAATTTGTCAGGTAGCTTTGATTTAGAACTTATTTTAGCTCTATGCTTCATTGAGACTTTTGCTTTTTCTGCTTTTACTGGTAAGGCACTATATTCTCCAAGGTATAACTCTTTGCTTAAATAAGCTGCCGCTTCTCCACTTATCCGTACTTGAAATATAGAACGAGCTATACCTATCTTGGGTTTACACAAACCTAGGCTTTCGACGTAATTAGCAAACATAGACATGTCATTATGGTTTCCGCATAACCCGATGACTGGTACACTTCCGGATAATGAAATACAACCATCACCATCTACCATACCTCTCCAAAAATGCTTTGACTTATAAATATCGGCTCTAAGCTCTTTCTTTAAACCAATGTTGTTAAGAGAACCTTGTTTATTAAATGGTGCACTAGCATGATAGCTTACATAGCCTGGACAAATATGCTTGGTTCCTGCAATCGATTGATGGACGTGTGTTACACCTTTAAAATATTGTGCGAATTCATAAACAGGTTCATAGTACTTTTGCGCAAACCGAATGCTACTGCTATTGCGCGTTATTGATCCGTCTGCTTGTAAATAGCCTATCCAATAAAGATCAATATCAGTAAAAGGCTCTATAAAATGTAACATGGCCTAGTCTCCAGTGAAACTAGGCCATATTAGCACCGGCTATGGACTTTGTAAATAGCTATTTAGGCCTAGCGGTTAAATAAGTTCTTTTTCAAGGCAAATCCACTCGTTCAGTGTGAACTCATGAATCGGATAACCTGCGGCAATCCCCACCTTGTCGTAGATTTCGCCTGCAGACTTGGGAACCCAAACAGCTTCGTCCTTGTCTTCAAGGAGTCCGACAAGCCAAGCCTTTGGGGTTTCGTGGAACAGGACCAACTTAAGGTCCACTACATTTGAACTCTTTGCCATTATTGGCACTCGCCTTCAAAGGTCTTCCTGAACTGCGCCCAACCCGGGGCAAAATTGCCATGAAGCTTTTGATTGACACAAAAGCCTGAGGTAAGCCAGGCCTGGTGCTCGACGGGGGAAGCATGGATCGGATTTCCACCCATAAGACGGTGAAACAAAGCCATATCTTCTTCAATTGACGGTATTTTGCCGTCATGTGTAAGATATGACGTGCGAGCGCATCGAGCAGCACTGATACGCGCCAAGGGCCAGTTAAGGTCTTCGCCATCAGCTACGAGTTTGCCATGCTGGTTCATGACGGCAATAATGTCGTCGTCTTCGATGAAGGGAAGATGCCAACTATTGGGAGCCAGATGCTCTGGGGCACTCCCATTCAAAGCCTTGCGAACTTCGCGAGCCAAAATCTGGATGTGGGGTTCGGCATCCTTGTGGTCACGGAGAGTGAGGAAATTGGACCACTGAGTCGCAGTCACCAGCACGTTAATATGTGACCAGGGTTCAAGCAGACGGTTGACGATCTGCTTATGGTAGCCTGAATTGGAGAAAGCTCTAGCTGTTTCCACAGCTACTTTCATGTGGCCTAGCCAGGCTGTTTCTCGACTGTAGCCACAGGCTCCCTTTAATTCTGGAACGTCAAAGAATACTTCTTCATTACATTCCTCATGGGCTTGCATTCCTTTCTGATTCTTACCCCAGTGAAGAGGTACGAAGGGATCATCCAGAATATCCTGGATAAGTCTCTCAACAGGGATTGCCCGTGAACTCGAGGCGTTCCTAGAAAACGTTCTGTGAGTCATTAGCTCAGAATGTATACACCGAGGATAACGAAGTAGAAGTGTTGTGAGCCGGGGCGCTGTTTCTCCAATAGAGTCTTTAATGACTCGGGCGCTGATAGTTGTCATCAGTCTTATTCCTATCTGTGATTTTTGCGGATTTCCCGCAGTGCTTCCCCGGTATACTTGGAGGTAGAAACGGCAATTACGCGCGTTATTGGAACAAACACAATTTTGTCCCCCTCTTTTGAAGGGACTTTGTGTTTTGCTTTTCCACCTTCATCTCGACGATAGTATTTAATGCTCATCGGCTGCTCTTCTTGTTGATCCAATACTGGACAGTTGCTTTAAAGCCATCATCCTTGCCTGTCAGCGTTTGCAGCCAAGTCAGATAGTGGAGCGGCAAGTTCTCAAACTGTTGACCAGAGTGCTTGCCGAAGCTGATGGTTTTCATGAGGGTGAACTTACTGCTAAGGTCACCAAGTATTTCCATGCTTCCGGCGGCTTCCATTAAGTGCTTGAACAACTCCGTTGTCACCAAGGAGTCATACAAAGCACGGTGTGGAGCGAGATGCGGCGGAAGCTCAGGCTTTAGGTTAAGTTTGTAACGCAGAGCCTGGTTGGAGTATGATGAGGCGCCAGAAACAAACTGCCTCGCCATCTTCAAGGTGCAAATCCAAGGTATCCCCATGTCAGGGAGGAACTTGCGATCGAATGGAGCATTGTGGGCAACTAGATACTCCGCGTCAGAGCACCACTCTCTAATGCGATCCATGGCCTCATTATATGGAATAGCGTCTTTAACGTCGTTGTCGACGAGATGATGAACCGCCGAAGCTTCAGCTGGAATAGGCATTCCAGGGTTCACAAGGAACTCAATGGTGTCGAGAACTTCACCGAGATGGTCGATCTTAACGCCGGCAAACTCAACAATTCTGTCAGAGTCTGTCAGGTTAAGTCCGGTTGTTTCTACGTCTAGGATTATAGCAATTGTCACTGCTCAGTTACCTTTCTTGTTAGATTAGCATATTTAACTATACCAATACATTATTAGCTATATTAGATTATCCCTATTGCGACGATTGACAAAGTCTCAGTCCTTATTATGTGAGGATTTTCGCCTACCTAGCGGGTCAGTCATCTCTATCATCAAGGAATGAACCCAGTGCGAAACCTGCACCAAAAGCGAGTGTAGTCCAAATGGCAAATATAGTTAAAGCTTGTAACATGCGTTCTTTTCCTTCGGTTGGCGGAGGGGGTGGGATTCGAACCCACGGGAGCCAGGGGCCCCGGCGGTTTTCAAGACCGCTGCCTTAAGCCTCTCGGCCACCCCTCCAGTCTTGGTAAACCTCTGTCTAATGCTCTCGGCTCTTTGAGCTATATTACAGTAGAGATAGCCTACTGTAAACGATTATTTATGCCGGGCTGACGAACAAACGTGCCGGGCTATCGAATTCTTTTCGGAACCAGATTGTAACCCAGAGCAGCCCAAACCGCCATGATGCTGGAGTGTCTCGGTTGTTTGGTGTCCTTGTTGAACCACTTCAGCAGGGTTGCAAGACTGACGCCAGAACGGTCAGCCACTTCTTTGTAACTGATTCTCTGACGCTGTATCTCAGTGCGAAGGCGGTCGATTTCTGGGTCCTTGTCTACGAAGTTGTAGGTAAGGTAACCGAAAGTTGAAGCCGAAGAGGTCTGTTTGGACCTGCGATAGTGTTTGATATTGTAGACTTTTGCCAACATTCTAGTTCTCCTCAGTCGTTGTCACGATCGTCATACTCTGGCTCATACAGCTCATATTCATTGAGCTGCTCGATGATCTGATCATCCTCACCTTTCTTGGCGTCAATGCGGTTTTGCAGCCATTGAGGATGCTTCTTGCATTTGCGACCATTAATGTGTGTGATCCACCATTCCTCGATGTAGGAACTCATGATGCCAACGTCGGGTTCCGCTCCTTGAATGTTGAACTCGACCGTGACCGGGAGTCCTCCAAGGACTGTAATGTCCATACTGCAAGACATGGCTTTTCCTCAGCTAGTGTGATTGTAGTTGGCTCTGACGCATAGCTCTTTGATTTCATCAAAGTTACCAATCTCTTTGAAAAGATCGAACCAGACGTCAATCATCCACCAGGCCTGAGCATCATGATCCCACTCCATAACATAGCGGTCACTGAGAGTCGGGATCATTAAGGCCTGTTCGCCAAAAACACAGCGATTGATCACATAGTAATAAGTGGTGCTCTCAGTTCGCCGATATATCTTGAACAAAGGTGGTTGACCTTCGTTGGAAATGTCTTCGTAGGTGACGAACATTGACATGATTTTCTCCGCTCTTTATTTATAAGATCATCTTATAATAGTGGGCCTAAAAAGTACATGGAAAAAGGTGCCGACTTTACGAAAGTCCGATACCTTGACTGATTACATTAATGTTACTTGGTTTCAAGTTTGTCGGCGAGTTTTCTCAACTCATTAACACCATACTCAAGCGAATTGGCCCACGCACGAATGGTGGATGGACCAACTTTGCACACTGACAGGCGAATACACATTTCACCTAGAGCAGGTGCCACATTACGGTGAATGCGCTCTAGGGCTTCTCTGGGGGTTTCTTCGCGCATAAATCATAGTCCCTTACAAAAAGGTCTCGAGCTAGATACAAAGCGCCATTGCGAACAGTGGCATTAATGACCTTCATATCTAGTTTCCTATACATGGATTTCGTTGCCATCATCATCGACGATCTTCGACCTCATGTCGCTGCCGATGATCGCATAACCAATATACTTGGTCCAATAGACACTCTCGTGGACTATTTCCTCAATCTTGAAGAGTTTCGGGCCAGTGCGAGTGTCATAAAGCCGGGTGAAGTACTGACCAACAGCCAAGGGTTGATGGTCATCACCAAGGATGCACTCATTTTCGATGAATGTGACATATTCACCTATCTTCCAGAGCGTATGCCTGGGGACGACTTCGAGGTGTTCGTGAGGAATTACGGGATCATATTTGGCCACAGTCATTCCTCCAACATGTAAACAGTGTTCACCATTTTTTATTCTCCGCTCTATTTATAGAGACTATTGTAGCGCAAGCCTCAATAAAAGTACACTAATTAAAGTGCCGACTTTACTGAAGATTTGTGGTAAATCGCAAAGCCAGTCTCTTGGTGTAGATCTTATTGGCTTCAATTTGCAAACACTCGATAATGTCTTCCCAGGTATTTGCCCAGCAAAACACCGCACTCTTAGAAGAACCCCACCCATCTGGATAAAGAGTGCCATTAATGATGCCTGCAGGGGTCTCAGTATCACTGCCAAGGCCCACAAAAATATCGGTCTTTTTACCGAGTCTTGCCTTAATAATTGTCAGTTCTCTAAGAATGTCTTCCGGCTGCATAACATTAGTCCTTGCTATAAATAAAGAACGCCTCCCCAGGTGGGGAGGCGCCAATATTTCTGATTTACAGATTATCCAGGGCATGCATCAGCTGATCCACCAACTCATAATTGTGAGCCAAGCGTGAAGCTTGGATCACGTAAAGGGGCGCCGGCTCGAACTCGTCCTCGGCAGTCTGCGGATCGCCCGCAGGATTGGCGACGATATGCAGAACCTTGGCAAGGTAGCGACTCTCAGGAGTGAGAGAAGCTTTGTCTTTCTGATACTGCTCTGTCCATCCCTTGTTCAGGACGGCCATCAGGGTGTCGGTCTTCTCGTCCACCACGATGTCAAGTTTGCTCATCTGTTTTCTCTCCTTCATTGCCACTCTCCTCACTATCAAGGATTCTTTGGCATTCTTCGGTCCACTTTAATCTTGGAAAATAGACCATCATTCCGAGACCCATGTTATCATAGCGCAGGTTTTGTGCGAGTAGAGTCATGGCGTCCACACACTCGTCAGCATCTTCGATGCCGTCGCTGATAGCTTTGAAAGCAATCGCCAGCGCTTCACTGACAGTTGACCCTTGGACTCCAACACACAATTGACCGAAGGCCGCGCGCCCACTGTAGCTGTGGGTGCGACACTCTTCGGGGTCGAGCTTGTGGAGGCATTTGACGAGGACTTCTGATGTAAGCATGGGAAACTCCTGTTCTCAGCACCAAACAAGGCTCTCAAGACCAAGGTCTTCATTGGAATAAAGACCCATGATATACTTGCTCACTACCTTATTGCCGTAACCCCAGTCATAGGGATAGTGCAGGCTCAGATACATAGCTGCAACAACCATCCATTGCTTGTCCATATCGGTTCTTCGCTCTATTTTATAAGGAAAGGGTGACTCGGTTAACCGCCCAGAGTCATGCGGGAGAAGTTTTCACCCATACTTTATCATCGGGTTTGCTATCCCTATGGTCGTTCCACGTCTGCCGTGCAATGCGCTTCCCTATGGGACGTGCGACTTACGTACTTAGGCTAATGCTGGAATAGACTTAAATTACCCAGTTAAGGGTTTTGCGCTACAAATCTGTTTCACTACAAACCTATGATCTGTCTGTGATAGGGCCGGTCTCCAACCGGCACGACGGACTTCCACGTTTGTTTTCTAATTATCATGGTATTGCATCCATGGTTGCTAGTTTCTAAATCTTCAGAGGTTTACTGAAGCGCAGTTTTAAGTCTTTGCGGCGACTCTCCTGCTTTACCTCGGCCAGGTCATGTGAGGCTGCTCCTCCAGTATGACGATTAAAGCGAGGCCTCACATCGGAGGTCTCAATCAATTCAAGAAGCACTCTCAACCTCTTGACATTATTAATGTACGACATTTTTATTGAAGATGAAACTGAAAAATTAGCCGAAGCGATTAAACTTTTGGCTAATCCTTCGGAGCAAACATCAGATCACCGTGAAAATCACGGAAAACCGTGATTCCTTTCTTTACGCACTGAGAGGCTGACTCCCAGCAACCAATCGAACCAGTGCCGACTCCAGACACTCTAATATAGCCAGTAATGGCCTTGACATCTTGTGTTATGTGCGTCCAATACCCTCTGGAGAAGTACAGATCAATGTCCAAGCTTTGAACAGTTGTTCCAAAGAACTGAGACAACTCTTCGGCAAGCATAAACCTTAGTTTGTCTCCAACAGAGGTTTGTGACTTGCGTCTGTAAAAGCTTATCAATTTTGCTTTACCTCAGATAGACTGGTGCCATAGATAAGAACGGTCTCTTCACCTTCGAGTCTGAAAGTTGTGGTGAATGTGTAAATGGCTCCTTGCTTGCTTGGTTCTGCGAACGACTCTATCATATGGCGAAGAGCGGCGCCGACCATCTTGACATTGTCAATGGCAAGTTGATCTTTAGTCTTGAGTTCAAGGTCTTTAGGCACGTTGGATTTCCTTTAAGATTCGATTGCGGAGATCATGATCTGATTCGGACCACGAAAAGAGGCCCCAATCCTTATCGTCAACTGTGGCAATAAGCTCACATTCTTTTCTGATTATGCCGTACTCGGCGGCAAACATATCGAGATCATCGGTAATTGCCAAGTGGATATCATGGCAACTAATCAGCCTATATCGTTCAGGTTTGATTGGCATTAAAGTGGCTACTTTAATGATAGCTGGCGCCACAATCAAACCAGCGAGAAGTTTCCGACGGGAAAGCTCCATTTTATTCTCCGTTAGGGTGGATGTCTTCCCACTTGATGATCTTCTGTGGTGTACTGTTGGAGTACACATAGGTCCCATAGACGAATGAGAACAACACGGCGAAGAAGATCAGTACAAAGATGGCCTTGATAAGGTATAAGAGACCTTGTATGAAGGCTTGCATGTCTCACTCCTTTGTTATAAATTGTATAGAAAGGCGATTGGCCAAGTCCGCCGAGCATGAACAGAGCTGATCAGCCATCGTATCTTTCATCGGCGAGTTTCCCATCATTGTTCGCGGCCAGCTTGGCGGCGTTGGCATCGATGGCGGCGCGTATATGGGCGCGCATGGCCTTTTCACATTCGGCAAGAGCCGGGTAGAACTCTCGGCAATAACCGGACGCTATTTTGACGCCGTGTCGAGAAACTTCCCAACCGGCATCGTCTCCATCATAATCCCGGACATAAAGATTATACCCGGCGGCGCGATATCGCGCGGTTGTTCCTGACCAATGCTCTGTATAGACCCAAGGGAGGTTGCTAAAATCATCGGCAAAGGGGCCTTCGATTTCAACGACAGGGTTTCCGAAGGCATCCCCAAAAACTCCACCGAGTCGGATAAAGCGCGTCTCGCCCATTATCTCCCATCCTTGCCGTCGTGGGCGGCTTCTTCGCAGTCAAATTCCGCAAGCGCGGCCATGAGGTTTTTCATCTTCTCAGTATCAGTAAGGTTTCGCCCGCGCTCAATTGCTCTGATTGCAATGGCGAGCGTCATGCGCTGATCGGGGCGAGTGGCTTCGGCCAGTTGCTCGGCTAGAATTTTCGCATCCTCGCGGGCCTGCTCAATGCGACCGGCGAGATGGGCGGCGGCGATGGCGTCCGCATCCCGTTTGTCGGCGATGAATGCCGACAGGTGGTCAATCGCCCATCGGATCGCTTCTTCCTCGCGCTCGCCAATATCGCCGCCGGAAAGACAATTCGTTTCAATTGTTAGGAATGCGTCGCCGTCAAGGCTGACAGTGACAGACTTGTGCGGCTTGCTCATTTCGGCTCCTGTTGTTTGGGAGGTGTGGGAAGCGGATGCCAATGTGTTGGCGCGTGATAATTTCCGTCCATTAGCTTTATTTCCTAGTTTTTGGATTTGTCCAATATTTAATGGACTGGGTTACACAAACATGGTCTGTGTAGATTGAGGCATATCAGAGATAAAAACGGGCACATTTTACATTGAGTTATACACCCGTTTTATCTGGAAATGTGTGATTACCATAGGAGCATGAAAACAATGATCGGGAGAGTGACCACTAGTACTAGTGTTCTTACAAACCAGGTAGCGTGGTTGCGCCTATTCACTTTGTTGGCATTGTCAACTTCCTTGCATCTATGGCTGCCACCTTCGTCACTATATCCGTCGTGACATTGGTTCGCAGCAAGAGCAAAATTCTCAGCTTGCAACCTAGCAATCTCAGCGAGGGCTTCGCGAGCCTCGTAAGGTGCTCCTTGGTCCCATCCGGTATTGAGGCAGTCGGTGCAACCATAAGGTTCGGGAAGGCCAAGCACGCATGACATGCACACACCCGCGCAGATGCAGGCATTTTTATATTTGTCGCGCTCGGTTTCCGCATTATCTGCACGGGTTCGCCACTGCTCGATAGTCATGGTCATTAATGTGTTCTCCTTACCAGGTTTGTGGTTCGCAGGTCGGCTTGTGGAAACTGACTTTTTCTTCGACAGCGATGCCATCCCAATAGG